ATGTCAGAAGGTGGATATGTAGAAAGTGGTATTGACTTTGCTTATACAATGACTGCTACAAGAACCACACCAACACCAGCAGGAACAGAACTTCCTTTGGTTGCCATTCGTCTCAAAAATATTTTTCAGGGATATCCAAATAGAATATCAGTTAAATTGAATAATATTTCATTATTCTGTGAAACAAATAGTATTGTTTATAAAGTTATAAAACTTCCAAGTTCTGCTTATTTGAGTAATGCGGGAACTTTAACTTGGACTTCTGCTTCTGATAATAGTGGTGTTGAGTTTTGTATTAATGCAACAACTTACAATAATGGTGATGTTTTTGCATCTGGTTATGTTCCTTCTGGTGCATCACAAAACTCACTTTCACCAGTTGCTTCTGGAACATTAAGTCAGGCAAAGAAAAATATTATTGTTCAAAATATAGATTCAACAAACTCTGAAATTTATGTGCTTGTTGTAAGAACTATCACTACTACTGGTAATGCCACTGCTAGCGTTGCTGCTGCTCTTCAGTGGAGGGAGATTTATTAATTAATTATGGCTAATGACATTTATCTTGGTAATCCCCTTTTAAAAAAAGCAAATACTCCCATAGAGTTCTCTCAAGAACAAATTGTTGAATTTGTAAGATGTAAAAATGATCCTGTATATTTTGCAAAATCATATGTTCAGATTGTAACTCTGGATCATGGTCTTCAACCATTTAGACCTTATAGTTTCCAAGAAAAGTTAATTAATAATTTCCACAACAATAGATTCAACATTTGCAAGATGCCTCGTCAGACAGGTAAATCTACAACTGTTGTATCCTATTTGCTTCACTATGCTATCTTTAATGATAATGTAAATATTGCAATTCTTGCCAACAAAGCATCTACTGCAAGAGATCTTCTTCAAAGATTACAGACTGCTTATGAGAACCTACCAAAGTGGTTACAGCAGGGCATCATAGCTTGGAATAGAGGATCTATGGAACTGGAGAATGGTTCCAAGATTCTTGCTGCTTCTACATCAGCATCTGCAGTTAGAGGTGGATCATACAACATCATCTTCCTTGATGAATTTGCATTCGTTCAAAACCACCTTGCTGACGACTTCTTTGCATCAGTATACCCTACAATTTCATCTGGACAATCTACAAAGGTTATTATTGTTTCTACCCCACATGGTATGAATCATTTCTACCGATTGTGGCATGATGCAGAAAGAGGTAAAAATGAGTATGTTCCCACAGAAGTTCATTGGACTGAAGTGCCAGGAAGAGATGAAAAATGGAAAGCACAAACTATTGCAAACACTTCAGAACAACAGTTTAAAATTGAGTTTGAATGTTTAAGTGGAGAAACTTTAATTGATATTTGTGATAATGATAATAATATCCAACAAATTTCTATGGAAAATCTTTATGCTAAAATGTGAATGTGAGTTTTTTGGATTATAAATAATAATAAAAATGTATTATATTTACTTACTTAAAGATTTAAACAATAATATTAAATATGTTGGCCAAACTAAAGACCCAAGCACCAGAAAAAGGGACCATAAAAATAGCAAACCTCAACATATTTTCGAGATTGTAGAAAAAACAATTATTGCAGAAGATGCAAAAAATTTAGAAATTAATTATATAAAACAATTTGATACCTATAGGAATGGATGGAATAAATCTACAGGAGGAGAAGGTTTTGATAATTACGATAGAACTGGAATAGGTGGTGTAAATAAGGGCACTACTCCCTGGAATAAAGGTGTAAAAAATTGTTTTTCTGAAGAAACAATCTTAAAAATGAAGCAAGTTAGGAAAGGTAGAGTTTTTAGTAGAAAACTTACAGATAATCAAATAAAAGAAATACGCATTTTATTTGATACAAAACCAGATTTACCATCAGTAGGATTGATTATGAAAAATGGAAAAAAAATGTCTTACATTCAAGCATTTTGTAAAGAATATGCTAATAAGTATAATTTAACATCACAAGGACTTAAAAAAATAGTTTTGAAGCAGTGTTGGAAAAATGTTTAAACTTAATAAAGATTTATTAGTAAAAACCCCTACTGGATTTAAATCTTTTTCTGGGATTCAAAAAATTTATAAACCATTTTATCATTGGATAATTTTTGAGGATGGGACTGAAATAAAATGTTCTGAAAATCATTCTTTTGGGTTGGAAAAAATTAAAGCATCCACAATCAAAGTGGATGATATCCTACAAGGAAAAAAAATTGTATATAATGAAATAGTAGAAGAAGAAATATATCTTTACGATTTATTGGATGTTGGTGAAGATAATTTATATTATTCAAATAATATAGTATCACATAATTGTGAATTCTTAGGTTCTGTTGATACTCTGATTGCACCAAGCAAACTTAAGAGTTTAGTATATGACACTCCAATTAAAAGAAATAAAGGATTGGATGTTTATTATGATTCAGACTCAACTAAAGATTATTTGATTACAGTTGATGTAGCAAGGGGAGTTGGTAGTGATTACTCCGCGTTTGTTGTATTCGATATCACGCAATTTCCACATCGAATAGTAGCAAAGTATAGAAACAATGAAATTAAACCCATGCTGTTTCCAAACATCATTTATGATGTAGCAAAAGCATATAATAATGCATTTATTCTTTGTGAAGTTAATGATGTTGGCGATCAAGTAGCAGCAATCATTCAATATGATTTGGAGTATCAAAATCTCCTGATGTGTTCTATGCGTGGTAGAGCAGGTCAAATTGTTGGGCAAGGATTTTCTGGGAAGAAGACACAACTTGGGTTAAAAATGTCCAAGACAGTTAAGAAAGTTGGTTGTCTCAATCTTAAGACTATGATTGAAGAAGATAAGCTTATCTTTAGTGATTATGAAATCATCAGTGAACTTACAACTTTTATTCAAAAACACAACTCATTTGAAGCAGAAGAGGGATGTAATGATGACTTAGCTATGTGTTTGGTAATTTATGCTTGGTTAGTGGCACAAGATTACTTTAAAGAACTTACAGAACAAGATGTTAGGAAAAGATTATATGAAGAACAGAAGAACCAAATAGAACAAGATATGTCCCCATTTGGATTTATTTTGACTGGAATGGAAAACACTTCAGAAGTTGATGTTGATGGGGATGTTTGGCATCTTGATGAATATGGAGATAAGTCCCATGAGTTCTCTTATATGTGGGATTACAGGTAAAAGGAGAAATTTATAAATACTTGTAGAGCAAAAATGAAGCATTTAGAGGAGTCAAAATGGCGTTAAGCTTAGCATCTCCAGGGGTTAAAGTCAGAGAAGTTGATTTAACAAGAGGTGGAGTTACAAATACGACATCTTTAGCAGCAGGTATTGCAGCACCTTTTTCAAAAGGACCTGTTAATCAAGTAGTTACTATTACTAATGAAAATGAATTAGTAACTGTTTTTGGTAAACCATCATCAAACGATTACCATTATGAGTCATGGTATTCAGCATCTAACTTCCTTGCCTATGGCGGAAGTTTAAAAGTTGTTAGATGTTCTGGAACAAATCTTAAAAACTCAAATGCTGGTGTTGGTGTAGCTTCAACATCAGTAACTGTCAACAATTTTGATGCATATCAAGCATCAACTCCAACTTCATATTACTGGGCAGCAAAGAATCCTGGATACTGGGCAGAAGGTCTTAAAGTTTGTGTCATTGACAACTTTGCAGATCAAACTCTGACTGGAGTTAGTACCACCAATTGTACTGTTGGATGTGGTGTATCTCAAGCACTGTCTGGTGTCATTCCTGGAGTTGGAACAACCTCAACAGCATCTGGATATTTAAGAGGTATCATTACTGGAATTGGTGCTTCAACTCTTTATGTAAAAACAACTTCTAATGAATATACAGAGAATGGTGTTTATGCATTTAGAGCATCAGCTGCTGTAACTGTTCACACATCATCTGGTGTTACAACTGCAACTGTTACTCCAACTGCAGTACAAGATTGGTATAATACTCAAAACATTTTAGACACTGCAAGAGGAGATTCTACTACACTTGCTTGGAGAAGTGTTGCTACAAAACCAAAAACAAATGGTTATGTAACAGAAAGAGGTGGTGGAAATGATGCTTTCCACGTTGTAGTTGTAGATAGCAAAAAAGTAGGTAATGTATCAGGAACTCCTCAATCTATTCTTGAAAAGTTCTTAAATCTGTCAAAGGCATCTGATACCAAGATTTCACCATCACAAAACATATACTACAAAGATTACCTTGCTTATAACTCAAATTACATTTACTCTGGCAAATCAATAGGCGATGCCTCTGATGCATATTGGGGAACCACTCCAGTATCAGTCAAATTTACTTCAGACTTTACTCCACAAAATACCACAACTGGTGTATGGGGAGTCAATGCTGAAGGTGTAACATTCAACTCCATTGGAAATGTTTCCTACTCTCTGTCTGGTGGATTTGACTATAGTGGAACAGGAAATATTGGAGGATTTGCAGCTTCATTAGCAGATCTTACTAATGCTTATGATTATCTTGCAGATGATGTAAGTGTTCCTCTAAACTTCTTATTGCAAGGAAGCACCAGATTAGGAAAAGAGCAAGAGCAAGCAAAAGCAAACTATTTGATTTCTATAGCAGAATCAAGAAAAGATTGTATTGCATTCATTTCTCCAAGCAGAGAATTAGTTGTCAATGTAACTCCTGCAGCAACTCAACTTGCAAATGTCCTTTCATTCTTCAGTCCACTGACTTCTTCATCATATGCAGTATTTGATAGTGGATATCAATACCTCTATGATAGATTTAATCAACAGTTTGTTTATATTCCTTGCTCTGGCGATGTTGCTGGTCTCTGTGTAAGAACTGACATTGAGCAATTCCCTTGGTATTCACCAGCAGGAAGTTCAAGAGGAACTATCAAGTATGCAATTAAACTTGCATTCAATCCAGATCAAAATGCAAGAGATCAACTCTATTCACAGAGAATCAACCCAGTCATTTCATCTCCTGGATCAGGTATTATTCTCTTTGGAGACAAGACTGCACTGTCTTATCAGTCAGCATTTGATAGAATTAATGTTAGAAGATTGTTCATCACTCTTGAGCAAGCAATCAAGGGTGCAGCAAATGCTCAACTCTTTGAGTTTAATGATGCAACCACAAGAGCAAACTTCATCAACATTGTTGAACCATACTTGAGAGATGTTCAAATCAAGAGAGGTATCACTGACTTCCTCTTAGTTTGTGATGAAACTAACAACACCCCTGATGTAATTGACAGAAATGAGTTCATTGCTGATATCTATGTGAAGCCAGCAAGATCAATCAACTTCATTGGTCTGACCTTTGTTGCTACCAGAACTGGGGTTTCATTTGAATCCATTGTAGGTACAGTTTAATTTAATCAGGAGAAACTAAAATGGCTACTTTTCAACAAAGAACAATTGATGCTTTTAAAACAAAATTAAAGGGTGGTGGTGCTCGCAGTAACTTATTTGAAGTAAGTTTTGGATCAGAGCAAGGTGGTCTTCCTGGCACCACTGCAACTTCAACTGGAGCAACTAACTCAATCTTCTCACAACTTGGTGTTACTTTTGATGAGGGAGATCTGATGTTAATTAAGGCAGCTGGTATGCCTGCATCAAACATCACTGAAATTCCAGTTCCATTCAGAGGAAGAACTCTCAAAATTGCTGGAGATAGAACCTTTGATGTTTGGACCATCACAGTCATCAATGACACTGACTTCAAATGGAGAAGTTTCTTTGAGAGATGGGTTAACTATATCACCAAAGCTTCTGATGGATCTGGTACTATCAACCCATCAGAGTACATGGCTGATATGAATGTTGCTCAACTTTCAAGAGGTCCTGGTGTTCCACCAAATATAATTAATGATAAGACTATTCAAACTTTAAGAAAGTATATTGTTCATGGTGTATTCCCAACTGCAGTTTCTGCAATTGATCTTTCATACAATAATGAGAATGAAATTGAAGAATTTACAGTAGATCTTCAGGTTCAGTGGTGGGAAGCAAAGACTGGAACTGGTGCTTCAGATATCATCTAAATACTTCTACAGTTTAAATTTATACTATGCCAAAGCTTTTTGGATTTTCTATTGAAGAGGACCCTAAATTACCTAAAAGTGCTATATCCCCCGTCCCCGAGAATAACGAGGATGGGGTTGACTATTATATCACCAGTGGTTTTTATGGACAATATGTAGATATTGAAGGTGTATTCAGAAATGAGTATGACCTGATTAGAAGATATCGTGAAATGGCATTACACCCTGAGTGTGATAATGCTATTGAAAACGTTGTTAATGAAGCAATCATCAGCGACTTAAATGATTCTCCAATCGAAATTGAATTAAGCAATCTTAATGCAAGTGATGCATTAAAAAAAATTATCAGAGATGAGTTTAAATATATCAAAGATTTAATGGACTTTGATAAAAAGTCTCATGAAATTTTTAGGAATTGGTATGTTGATGGGCGTCTTTTATATCACAAAGTTATTGACTTAAAGAACCCAGAAGAAGGTATCAAAGATATTAGAAACATTGACCCTCTCAAAACTAAATTTATGAGGGTTGAAAGAAAGACTGGTCAAGAACTTGGTAAAGCATATACTATAGATTCAAAAGATAGAGATGCTTTTATTGAACCAGAAATTGATGAATACTTCATGTATTTTCCAGAATCAAGTATTCAAAAACATGCTTCATCTGGTAAAGGAATTCAAATAGCAAAAGATGCTGTTACATTTGTAACTTCTGGTCTTGTAGATAGGAACAGAAAACTTACATTGTCATACATGCACAAGGCAATCAAAGCTCTCAATCAACTAAGAATGATTGAAGATGCTTTGGTCATCTATAGATTATCACGTGCTCCAGAACGTAGAATTTTCTATATTGATGTTGGAAATCTTCCTAAGGTAAAAGCAGAACAATACCTTCGTGATGTTATGAACAGGTATAGAAATAAACTTGTTTATGATGCCAACACTGGTGAAATGCGTGATGACAAGAGATTTATGAGCATGATGGAAGATTTCTGGCTTCCAAGAAGAGAAGGTGGTCGTGGAACTGAAATCACTACTCTTCCTGGAGGACAAAATCTTGGTGAACTGACTGATGTTCACTATTTCCAAAAGAAACTGTTCAGAGCACTTAATGTTCCAGAATCAAGAACTGCTTCTGATGGTGGATTTAATTTAGGTCGTTCATCTGAAATCTTAAGAGATGAACTGATGTTTGGTAAGTTTATTGGTAGATTGAGAAAGAGATTCTGCCATTTATTCCATGATATGCTTAAGACACAGTTGATTCTTAAGAATATTGTAACCCCAGAAGATTGGGAAAAGATTAGTGATCATATTCAATATGACTATTTGTATGACAGTCACTTTGCAGAACTTAAAGAAACTGAACTGATGAATGAAAGATTGAATCTTGCAGCAGCAGTTCAACCTTACATTGGTACATATTACTCCAAAGATTATGTAAGAAGAAAGATTCTGCGTCAAACTGACCAAGAAATTATTGATCAGGACAAGATGATTAAGAAAGAGATTCAGCAAGGTGATTATGCAGATCCAAAAGAAAATCCACCAATTGGACCTACTGGATCTCCAATTTTACCAATCTCAACAGAACAACAAATGCAGTCACTTGGTATGGTTCCTACTGAACCGGGATTAGAAGATCAAGGTGCTGCTACTGATGCACAGGCAAAATCTGCAACAAGAATGAATACCAAGGCAGCAGAAATATAAATACTTTTATAAATTTTGAGGATTTTTTATG